CCATCCCGTGTGCGTCCGCAAGCCGAAGGGTAGGGTATCATGCCGAGTCCTAGGCCAATACCCACGAACCTGAAGATAGTTCGCGGGAACCCTGGCAAGCGCCCGCTGAACAAGCGGGAGCCGAAGCCACGGGCAGTCCTACCGAATTGCCCTGCTCACCTATCTGATGAGGGCAAGCGTGAGTGGCATCGCATGGGGCGAAAGCTCCTGGCCCTCGGCGTCATGTCTGAGATCGACAAGGCCGCTCTGGCCACCTACTGCCAAGCATGGGGTCGGTGGGTCGAGGCGGAGCAACTACTAGCTACGGAAGGGCTCGTGACGGTTGCGCCCAACAACGGTTACATCATGCCTTCCCCTTACCTGAGCATCGCCAACAAAGCGATGGAGCAGATGATGAAGGCGCTCATCGAGTTCGGCATGACCCCCTCGAGCCGGAGCCGCATCAAGGCGGACACCAGCGAGAAAGACAAAGACCCCTTCGAGGAGTTTCTAGGTGGTCGTCGCAGCGCCCCCTAAAGCATCGCCCATCACGGCCTACGCTGAGGCTGTCACCCGGGGCGAGATCGTAACAGGTCGCCTAGTACGGCTGGCCTGTGAGCGCCATCTGCGCGACCTTCAGACGGCCGATGAGCGGGGCCTGTGGTTTGATGATGAGGCTGCGGAACACACCCTCCGCTTCTTCGGCTTCCTACGGCACTCTAAGGGCGAATGGGCTGGGGAGCCCTTCAAGCTAGAACCCTGGCAGCAGTTCATCATCGGCGTCCTGTTCGGCTGGAAGCGGGCCGATGGGACGCGGCGCTTCAGGACCGCATTCGTGGAGGTGGCGAGGAAGAACGGGAAAAGCACGATCTCGGCTGGCGTCGGCCTCTACCTAGCATTTGCGGATGACGAGCCTGGGGCCGAGGTCTACGTGGCGGCCTGCAAGCGCGACCAGGCGAAGATCGTCTGGGGCGAGGCGCGGCGCATGGTGCAGCAGTCGCCGGCGCTGAAGCGGCGCGTGACCGTCTTCGTGGGCAACCTGCACATCGCGGGGACGGCCTCCAAGTTCGAACCCCTGGGCGCTGACTCCGACAGCATGGATGGCCTGAACGTCCACGGCAACATCATCGACGAACTCCACGCCCACAAGACCCGAACGATGTGGGATGTCCTACAGACCGCGACGGGCTCCCGGCGCCAACCCTTGACCTTCGTTATCACCACGGCCGGCTACGACCGCCATTCTATCTGCTGGGAGCAGCACGACTATGGGATCAAGGTACTCGAGGGCATCATCGAGGATGACACCTTCTTCTCCTACATCGCGGCGCTGGATGAGGGGGACGACTGGAAGGATCGCTCAGTCTGGGTGAAGGCAAACCCCAACCTGGGGGTGTCCGTCAAGGTCGAGAGCATTGAGCAGGATTGTGCCAAGGCCGAACAGGTGCCCGGGGAGCAGAACGCCTTCCGGCGCTTGCGCCTTGATGAGTGGACTGAGCAGGCGAGCCGGTGGATCGACATGGAGGTCTACGACAAGGGAAGTGTTCCCGTTGACCCCGATGCGCTACTCGGGCACTCCTGTTTCGCCGGCCTTGACCTGGCCTCCGTGCGCGACGTGACGGCATTCATTCTCTGGTTCGCTGATGATGAAGGCGGGGTTGACGTGCTGCCCTTCTTCTGGATACCGGACGAGGGCATGCGCCAACGCTCCGAGCGCGACCGCGTGCCCTACGATGTATGGGTCCGCGAAGGCTACATGGAGGTCACCGAAGGCAACATTACCGACTATGACGTGATCCGAGAGCGGATCAAGGGGCTCGGGGATCAGTACAACATCCGCGAGATCGCCTATGACCGCTGGGGCGCGACGCAGTTGGTGACGCAACTCACTGAAGACGGGGCAACCTGTGTACCGATGGGCCAGGGCTTCGCCTCGCTGTCTGCCCCGACGAAGGAACTGGAAAAACTGCTCCTGGCTGGCAAGTTCCGGCACGGCGGGCACCCCGTTCTCCGCTGGATGTTCTCGAACGTGGCCATTCAGCAAGATTCCGCTGGCAACATGAAGCCCGCCAAGGACAAGAGCTTCGAGAAGATTGACGGCGTGATGGCGACGGTGATGGCCTGTGGCCGGGCAATGGTCGCGCCCGCCGAAGAGGAAACGTCGGGGGTGTTCTTTGTTTGATGCACTGCGGCAGAGAGTTGCGGGCGTATTCCGAGCCCTAGTCGGCTCACCGTCGACCTCGGGTCCGCCGATTGTCGGCCTGCCGTGGGGACAGTACAACGCGACCCCTCAGCAGGGCTACCTCGGCTACTCACGCGCCTACATGCGGAATGAGATCGTCTTCGCCGCCATCGAGATGCTGGCAACCTCGGCGGGGGAGCCTCACATCGTCGGCCGGCGCTGGCGCCGTGAGAGTCCCATGTTCCAGAACAGCGTTGGGGCTGAGGTCCGGGCCAGGGTCAAGGCGGAGGAGTACCGGCTTATCCACCGGGGCGTACCTTTGCGCGATGTCTATGCGCGGATGGTCGGGAATGGCTTCTACCTCGATCTCCCGAACCATGCACTCATCCGTCTACTCAACAACCCTAACCCCTTCATGTCGCGCGGCCAGATGTGGGGCACGGTCGTCATGGACCGCGCCCTAGCTGGCAACGCCTACCTCCTGAAGGCCCGCGTGCAGGATGGCCCATTCAAGGGGGCCGTGGCCGAACTCTGGCGGCTGCGGCCCGACCGTGTGCGGATCATTCCCGACCCCAAGAACTTCATCGCGGGCTATGAGTACGGCGGCGCTGGCGGCGTGACCTATCCGCCCCAAGACATCATCCAGTTCAAGACGCGGCACCCCTTGAGCGACCACTACGGCATGCCGCCGCTCATGGCGATCGCCGGCCGCGTGGACATCGACGAATACATGCGGAACTTCCTCCAGTCCTTCTTCGAGCGGGGCGGCACGGGGCCCGGGGCCATCCTGTCCAACAAGCAGAAGATGACGGCGGAGGCGAAGGAGGAGATTCGCACTCGTCACCGCCGCCAGTACGGCCCCGGGAACTATCTTGACCTGATGATCCTGGACAACGCCGAGACCACCTACACGCAGATGGGCCTCAACCGCGGCCTGCGTGATGCCCTGCCGAAGGAGATCGATGCCCAGACCGAGGCCCGGATCGCGATGGTATTCGGCATACCCGCGTCCATCCTAGGCCTACTAATCGGAATGGAGAGCAGTTCTTACGCGAACAAGAAAGCCGATCGTGAAGTCTTTTGGAAGATCACGATGGCCCCCCTCCTGTCCGACCTGGATGATGTGCTCAACCTCAGACTCGTGCCCGACTTTGGGGCCATAGATGAGGTTCTGTTTGACCTATCTGACATTGAGGCCCTACAGGAAGAGGTTGACAAGTTGCATGAACGGCACCGGAGGGACTTCGGGTGCGGCGGTGAATCCTTCGAAGAGTTCCGAGAGGCTATCGGCCTTGACCCGAACCCGACGGATGGCACGTTCCTGGTGCCGGCCAACTACATGATCCTGAAGGCGGGTGCCTTTGAGGCACCCCCGCCTCCAGTTCAGCCCGCCATTCCTGCCCTTCCTGCGCCCGCAGCGGTCGCCCTTGTTGATGAGGCTCGGTGTACCAAGTGTGGCCGGAAGGTTGGTGAGGGCGTCAACGTCGGCGCGAGTCTTACTTGCGTCCGATGTAGGGAGCAGTTTCTAGTAGAGGCTTAACAGGAGAGGCGCCTAGAGCGCCCAGGCTGAGAGGTCAGTGAGCATCCCGAAGGGGCGTTTTTCTTTGCCCCAGAAGGAGGGGCCTATGAGCAAGAACTGGTACGAGATCAGAAATGCCGGGGATGGCATCGTAGAAGTCCTGCTCTATGACGAGATCGGTGGCTGGGGCATCTCAGCCAAGGACTTCGCCAGGGACCTGCGGGCCATCAAGGCGAACACGATCAACGTTCGCATTGACTCTCCGGGCGGAGCAGCCAGTGAGGGAATCACTATCTACAACGTCCTGAGAGATCACAAGGCCACCGTTCATACCATCGTCGATGGCGCCGCCTATTCCATCGCGTCCGTTGTCGCACAGGCAGGAGAGACGCGGGTGATGAATAGGGGCTCCACGATGATGATCCATGAGCCCTATGGCCTAGTCGTCGGCAATGAGGCCGACATGCTGAAGGAAGCCGAAGTCCTGAACCTGATGGCCGGCAACATTGCTGGCCTCTTCGCTGATCGGGCTGGTGGCACCGAGGCTGACTGGCGGGACCGCATGAAGGCCGAGTCCTGGTATCGGGCGGAACAGGCCGTCGATATCGGCCTAGCGGATGGGATCGTACAGGGTCAGCCGCAGAACCGGGCGGTCGTCTTCAACCTCTCGCGCTTCAAGAACGTGCCTGAGTGGATTCAGGACAAGGCCATCGGGTCTCATTCCACGGCAACCTCTGAGGGTGCCTGGGATGGCCCCGGCAACAAGGCCCGCCTCAGCAATGATGAGACGGGGCCGTACTACCGCAAGGCGTTTGCCTGGGAAGACCCCGACGCTGACCCCGACACGAAGGCAGCCTACAAGTTCATTCACCACGAGGTCGGTGGCGACGGCGCTATCGGTGCCGCCAACATGACCGGCTGCTCCGCTGGCATAGCCGTCCTGAACGGCGGTCGTGGCGGAACCACCATCCCCACTGAGGACAAGCAGGGCGTCTGGAATCACCTGGCGGGACACCTACGGGATGGCGACAGGGAGCCCCCGCCGCTGGATGAACTGGCCAGCCCTGTCAAGGACGGCGATGACCTCTTCACGGGCATTGACTGGGCAGGCGTTCTTGGCGAGTACGCGCGATACATCG